ATAGTCTCTAATATCATAATCAGTATTAGTACATTGATAGTGTGCCTTATCTTTACCCCATAAATCATAACCACTATCAACACCAAGATTAAATTCGTCAGAAACTTCTTTCATAACATTTATAATCTCTGTATAATACTTATCATCCCAAGTAGGTTTACCATCTACATAAGCCACCAAATCAACTGCTGTACCTTTTAAATGTAAAGAGTTCATAGTCCAAGTAACTTTTTTACCTTTTTTTGTTCTACCCTTAGCATACAAGTCTTTTTGTTGTTTTAATGTTCTAACACCTCCTGAATTTAATATACAAAAGTCCTGCTTAGTTCTTTGAATAGCTATCTCCACACAATATGCCAATGGAGGATACATACCTATCATATTTTTTCTACTTCTTTTACCTAGTTTATACATTATATAACTCCTTATTTCTTATTTTAATATTCATCAGGTTCACTTTCATAACAACCACTTGAAGGATAATGATATTTATCATACTCCTCCTTAGTTTGTGGGTCTAATTTATCTAATAATAAAGCTAAAATACCTATAGTTATAACTATCAAAAAAAACTCAAACATTATATAACTCCTTAGATAAAGCTACAAATAAATCATCTTTAGTTTTAAATACTTCTTTAGTCTTTACATATTCACCACTCGGTAGCTTAACAGTATAAGTAATAATAACAGTCTTACTATCAGCTCTATTTAGTTCAGTATTTCTCTCATATATCTTACCTGAAGTTGGTTTATTATTATTCATCAACCAAACATCTTCACCTACTTCTTGTAAGTTACAATTCATACTATTATAATATTCTTTACATCTATCTACTTCAACATCTTCACCTACTTCTTGTAAGTTACAATTCATACTATTATAATATTCTTTACATCTATCTACTTCAACATCTTCTAAAGTCTTAAAATCAAATGCTTTTTTAATTCTATCCTCACCAAATTGTTCTTTTAGTGTATTAGATAATTCTTTAAGCATTTTATCATCTTGATAGTTACTCATACTAAACTCTAAATTAAATCCTTTATTAAAGTATACATTATCTTGTACTTTACCGTACTCTAATTTATCACTTAACATTATACTATCTCCTTTGTAGGTCTTAATTCAAACTCTACTATATCAGCTCTAAGTTGCTCTAACTCATTATCCATTTCTATACCAAAATATACACCCTCTTTACTCATTAGCTCTGATAGTATTTCTTTACTTGCTTTAGTTTGCCATTGTTGGTTCATCTTTTACTTCCTTGTTTATAAATATTTATAAAAGGAGATATGAATGATTTACTATACATATATAATAACAGATAAAGAGAATAATAAATTTATAGGATATACAAATTCTTTAGAAGATTTTAAAGAGAGTACAGGGTACACATTTAATAAACTAAGAGAATTAAACAATGAAATGGAGTGTAAGAGACAATTAGGTTATATTAAAAAACAAATGAAGTGTACTGTTATAGATTTCTATAATACTTGTCCTTATTGCTTAAAAGAGAATGTACTAAAAAGATTTCATTTTAATAAATGTAAAGAGAATAATAAATGAGTTGGATTAATGAAGAAATAGTAGATATAACTAAACATAAAGCTATTGTGTATCTAATAACTAATAATATAACTAATGAAAAGTATATAGGTAAAAAGAATTTATTTAGTAAAACATCTAAAAAAGTTAAAAATAGAGTTAATAAAAAATGGACTATTAAAGAGACTAAATGGAGAGATTATCAAAGTTCTAGTGATGATGTTAAAAAGTGGGGTAATGTTACTAAAGAGATATTAAGAGCTTGTGAATTTGTAGGTGAAGCTACCTATATTGAAACTAAATTATTATTTGAATATGATGTTTTAAATATAGATAATTCATTTGTTAATAAAAATATAAGTGGAAAGTTCTTTAAAAGTTATTAAAGAACTTTACTTAACTCTTTGTATATCTTAATTTGTTCTTCATACGCCTTATTACTTTTTTCTAACTTAGCTATATATCTATCTTTATCTTGACTTAACTTAACAAGCTTCTCAAAATCTTCTAAACTAATCTCTACTATTTTTGATGACATAATCTACCTCCAATTTATTAAATGTTTCTTTAGGTACTTTAAAATAACTTAAAGTAGGTAAAGGAGTTGTTACATATACCTCTTTAGTACAACTAGTTAAAAGTAATACTATGACTACCAAAAGTGGTATTAACTTCTTTATATTTAACATCTTTCATCTCCTTTTTATATCTGTATGCTGACTCTCTTAACTTTTTATTAGTAGTATCAACCTTATCTACTACTACTTTAGAGTTATTTTCTATTTTATCAAGCTTTATTTTCATCTTTTGATAGTTGTTAAAGTGAGAATAAACCCAAGTGACAACTATCAATATCAATACATATAAAGCATATAATGAATATTTACCCATCTTTTGACTCCAATAACCTTTTCATACAATCCTCAAACTTTCTATTAGTGTTTTTTAACTCATCATTTGTTAATCTTAATTCAGCTAAACAAGTATTTTTTTCAACTTTTGTCATAGTATTAATCTCTTCTAATTTAGTAATTCTATTAGTATTACTTAAATGCCTTTCCTCTATAATGAGTAGAAATTCTTTAACACCTCTATATACTATATATCCTAATACTCCGATAGCTCCTATAAATAAAAGAGTATTTAAAACAGAGGATGGTAGTCCTGCTACATCTATACCTAACCCTACCATTCTATCTATAACACCTACATCTACACTTGCTAAACCAACTTCTCCTTTCCCAACTTCACTAATAAATAAAGTTAAATTGTCATCTAATTCCATTCCCTTTTTCCTCCTTTTTTAATTTTCTACTAACATAATATCAAAAAATGCTGATACAGCTACAGAAGATGATGCTTTAGCGTCTATAAATATATCTGTTCCACTTTCTAGCTTAATAGGTACTTTAAAATCTACATATATAAAGCCTGTTCCAATACTGTTTAAAGCAGACTCACCATTGATTGTAAATACATCCCCTGGACTTTTAACTTGTATCCTTACTTCTACACTTGCTGATTGTTTGTTAGCTATAGCGGCTCTCTGACTAAGTATATAACCTGTCATATTAGATGGTATTGTATAACAAGCTATCATAGTTGTGTTGTAAGTAGCAGGTATAACTGCAAATATATTAGCTGTTGTAACACTTTGTCTAATAGTTATATCTCCATTATTATAGTGGTCTACACCTGCTGTTAATCCTTTAGCTCTATCTAATCTCTTATAGGCTAGTGTAGAAGTGACTGGAGTAGTACCATTAAGTACAACATCTTCTATTTGCTCCTCTAAATTAGCATCTAAACCATATAATCTAAGAGTTCTAAGACCAGTTCCATCCACTGTATCTGTAGCTACACTAGATACTATAGTAACCAATTGAGCATCAACTGCATCAAAACCTGTATATCTTCCTCCACCATTCCATATTGCTTCAAAAGTAGTTGTAGATACATCAGTATTTCTACCAAATTTATGTATTACTTTTGTACCTGATACATTACCTTTAGCTACTTCTGTATAGTAGTTCTTAGTTTCTACTATTTGTCTATATTTAATATAAACAGTATCTTCTGTATCCATCTTTTTAATCCATATAAATCCTTCTGATGGTGCTTTAAGAGTCTTAAATTCTGAACTTATAAGTTGTATTATAAATCCATCTTTATCCTCTATAGGTGCTGTTATACCATAATATAGCCTACATTTAGAGTTAGAAGAGATTTGTACCTCTAACTCTGTATTACCTATATTTTGCCAATTTGTTGTTAGTTCTAGTTTAAGCATACCCTACACCCTATATGTAACATTTATATTAAAAGGTAATCCACTTGTAGCACTAGTAGGCTGAACATCTCCACTCTTATAAATCTTTACATATTGTATTGTTCCATTGCTTACACAAGGAACAGATATATCTCCTGCTGGTCTAAATCCAACTGGTAATGTTAAAGCTATTGTTCCTCCTCCATCCAGTACTACTCCCCCTGAGAGAGTTACTTTATTACCTCCCTCTCTCCAACATTCGATAGGTTGAGTATCTGGATCTCCTGCTGATATAGGAAATACCCAGCCTGACGCTAGAGTTAGTGACTGTATTACACCATCGACTACTACACCATTTTCTATATTGTCAGAAGATTTGACATTTATTGTAGTTGGTAAAAAAGTATGCTGGGTAAACCCTCTATAAATATTATTCTTAAAGATATTATTAGAGTTTACAGTATAACCATATATATCTACAATAGGTTTTCCTACTTGTGGAACTCTCAACTCTACAAATGGTGAATACATAATGTTGTTTGTATATACACAAGAAGCGTGTCCAAATACAGGTACTTGCCCTAGTGTCCCACCACCTAATGTGTTATTCGTGAACTGCATATTGACACAATCAATTATAACTACATCACAAGCACTTCCTATAGGACTCCAAACAGTTCCTGCCGCATAAGGCTTAATAATATTAGATAAAATAATATTACCAACTACTTGTTCGTTATTCTTAAATCCGTTTAAGATTAACCCAACTGTACCATTATGGTTAATTGTATTGTTTGACAACATATTATGGTCAGGATTTAATCCTCCACCTGCTTCTAAAGCACATCCTATAACATTTTCTAAAATATGGTTATTAACTATTGTAGTGTTAGAAAATTTACCTATAATACCCCATCCATTATCTGTCCCTACAAAAATAGGACTTCTGTCAGTTCTAGCGTTACTCCAACCGTTTCTATATATCTTATTACCTCGAATATTAATATATTCTCCGTCACCTGTGTTTATGCCAGAGCCATTTAGAAAAATCTCACAATCTGTAATGTAAGAAGGTCTCTCTGAAGTTCCTGCAGCTGTTACATTAATCCCAAAATATGCGAAGTTTGAAATAGAACATCTTACTATAGAAAAACCATCTGAATTAGCATTTATACAAGTATTTGTTGCTAGAGTTTCGTCATTTAGCTTCCAACCAACCATATTTAAATCTATAAGTTTAGTACCACTAGCATCAAAAGTTAAAAGGGTAGTCGTCCCATTAAAACTTAGTAAACCTCCATTTTTAATAGTTTTTCCTGCTGTACTGATTGTTGTAGAATAGTAGTGGTTTCCATGTAAATCAAGCTCATCATAAAGGGTTATAATACTTTGTAAAATAGTGGCGTTATCAAAAGTATTGTCGTATGGTTTTGCACCAAACCATTGAGGGTCTACATCTCCATCAAATTGTCTAATCCAACCATTAAAAATAGTACCACCATCTGAATTAGCACTTTGAGTAGCATCATACACAAATGTACCGCCTCTTTGGTCTGTGTTCTGATTTACTATTACGGTAGTGTGTTTATTACTATCAACTAATAACATAGCTTCTATAGTATTAACCGTATAAGCTAAAACAGGGGCTTCTACTATATCCAATATAGTCTGTTTATCCTCATTTTCTAAAACACTTGTTAAATTCACTATTGCCATTTATATCTCCTTTTAATTATTTACAGATGTTGGAGGTACTGTAATATAAGCTCCACTATCATCTGTTATTTTTACTAAGTTATCATCTACTACATAACCAACATTCTCACTCAATATATTCAATTTTATACTAGCATTATATGTAATATCATCTCTAGTCATTACAAAATTACCTACAAACTTTACTACATATAACCCAACTAAACCAAACAAAGTTAAGTCTATATAAAACTCACTTATACCACCTTTAAGCTCTGTATTATAAAACTCATATAAAGCTAAAGCCTCTTCATCCGTCTCTATAGTAAAGACAACATCAAGACTCATATCTCCTTTAATAGCTTTACCACCTAAATATCGCTTACTAACTTCTTGTGTATGTGTTGCTTTTAGATTAACACAAGGTAAGTTATAATCATTAAAGTAAATCATACTAACTCCTCAATCTTGAATGTGTATGATGCCATTCTATCCAAATCATCATTTTTTATTTTAGTTCTTTGGTCAAAATCTTTTAATCTACCAACTAACATAGTAGAACTAAATATATCTGTATCAGAAGTAGGTAAATTATCTTTACTACCTGAACCATTTAAGATTACAACAGAACCACCTAAACTAGTTATTAGTCTTAAATTCATATCGTAATTACCTACTAAAATATCTACAGTTCCTGAATGTACATTAACTTTTGTACCCTCTATATATAGAGTGTTACCCCATTGGTCTGTTTCTGTAGGGCTATAATCTATAAATCTATTACTAAATGTTAGATTAGTAAATCCTGCATTAACACTTAATCCTAATAGTATCTCTCCAATTCTAACTATTCCATTTTTAGGTGTTATTGTTACTGTAACTTGCCCTGTTATATCTGTAGGAAAATATAGGATTACATTAGTTCTGGCAACAGGTAGTCTATTATTAACATCTAACTTATTATCTATTGTATAATCTATAGAACCTCCACTATAAGCTACATTAACTGTATCTCCTATTACTCCACTTATAGCTATAGTATCAAATACCTCTGCACTAGAACAAGTAGTTGTAACAGTTGTATTAGTCTCTATAGCTGTATAGTTCTTACCATCAAATGGCTTATATGGATTTATAGGATATTGTTTAGTCCAACCATCAAAAGTATCTAATGTAACTACTTCATAGGTAGGGTGATATGTACTATAATATTCTAATTCTACAGCTGTTTGAGTAAGAGTATATAATTTACCATTTTGTACTATAACCGTATTTGGACTCCATTTAAAGCTACATTCTAATTCTACCGTACCAAAACAAGTTGTTAAACTCTCTATTGGATTGTCAAACAAGCTTGTAAGCAGAATAGGATTAGACGATGTTATATTACTTGGATTGGCAACCTCTTCAACATCAAAAACATAATCAGTTGGAGAAGACTCTTCTCTTCTTAGAGAGTATCTATATCCATCTTGTGTTTTTTCAAATATTGTAGCGTACGGTGATGTTATATCTCCTAACTCTACATATCTACTAGACTCTGTAGTATCTAATGTAACTTTAGTGGATGTATAATCATTAGGCATTTTCTTATGCTTTACCTCACCTCTACTTGTTACTCTTTGTATAAAGCCATCTTTAAATATTATATCACCAACTTCATATTCAATTTCATCTATTACTGTATAATCTTTTGGTGTAAAGTCTGCACCTGTTCTAGTGTAGGTATAGTTATTATCTTGTAATGTTTCACCATTAAGGTATTCTCTTTGGTTTGTATTATCAAATAATGGTGTGTTGTCTGTTACATTAGAAGAGACAAAAACTGTCTCTACTGGTATTGATATTTCCATTTATATCTCCTTTATGATTGAAAAGACGCTTTTGTTATAGCCTCTTCAATTCTTTCATTTTGTATTTTAAGTTCTGCCAAAGAATTAACTACATCTGTTGTTGTTTTTTCCTCTTCTTTATTACTTAAATTATTTATAAAAGTATCAAAATCAATCGCATATTCTTCCCTACTTGTAGATAGTTTTTTATCTAAAGCCAGTTTATCCTCTAATGAGTTTATATCTGTACTACCCTCTAAAAACTTAGATTTTTCAAGAGAATTTAAGTAACTTAAAGAACCTGTATACATAGATACTATCTTTGAATTAACTTCATCTAATCTATCTATTTCAGCTTGTGCTAAGTCTTTTTGTGTTTGTGTCATATCACTAAATTGAGGTGCTAATTTAGTTAATTCTCCATACATAGTAGCACCTGCTTCTGTAGTAGTATCTATACTATCAACTAATTTCCTAAACTCTGCGTTAGTTTTAGGCATTGTAACACCTAAAGTATTAAATGTATTTTGCATATCTTTTATTTGTAAATCAGCTTTTTCTTGTGATGAATAAAATAAATCTATATAACTTGATATACCTGATTGAGCATCTTCTAAAGTACCAAATACACCTATAATAGCTTGTGATGATTCATAGGTAACTTTCTTACCCATTTGACCTATTTGATAACCTATTTGTTCAAAATTAATAGATGTTCTAACTAATGCTTCTACATACTTTTCACCTGCTTGTACAAACTGTTGAACCATAGGAAAATAGTTTTGAGCTAATCTATCAGCTTCTGCACTAAATCCACCCTCTACTAATTTAGCTATCTCTTCACCACTTTTACCTGATGTATCAAATTTACCTATATCTAGTTTGTTAGTTCCTAATCCACTTAAACTTACATTAAGTATATCTCCTGCAACTTTGAATGTATTTACTAATCCTTTAGTAGCTTCTGTAAAATACTCGTTCATACTAGCACTAATATCTGTAGTTGTAGTATCATAACTAACGCTAGAAGATAAACCAAAGAAACTTGATTTAGATACTTTAGTAACTACATCAGATGTAGCTTTTATTTGTCCATTTATCATCTTATCTATACTAGCAGGTGCTATTTTTATACTTGTACCTTGTAACTCTGTTGATTTACTACTAAACCCCAAGAAGCCACTTGATGAAGAATCTTTAAATCCACTAGCTGATAAATTCATACCTGCTAATTCATTACCTAATCCTCCGAATGCTTTATCTATAGAGCTAAGACTAGCTGTCATTCTCTTAGTGTATTTTAAGTTCTCATACATAACTTTATTCATATTATTTAAAGCATTACTTAAAGACTCCGAACCTTTTGAACCATCAGAACCTAAATCAGGTGCTACTTCTTCTGTATTCAAAAAACCATTTAATAAACCTCCAATAACACTACCTCCAAAAGATAATAAACCTCCTGTTAAAAAACCTCCTATTGAACCTAATCCATTAGTCAAACCTGATAACATAGAACCCATTTTTTCACTCATACTATCAATCATTGGACTCATCATATCATTTCCTACACTTTTAAAAAAACCACTAAAAGCTCCACTTATATCACCATCTAATATATTCTTAAACATATCACTAAATATTTCAGCTTGTCTATTAGCTAAATCTTCCATATCTTTGATAGCATCTTTATTGGCTTTTTTTTGTGCTTTTTCTATATCACTAATAGCTTTTTTATGTGCTTTAGTACCTTTAGCTACCTTTTTCTCTACCTCATCTATAGCTTTAACTACGGACTTATTATTAACTTGTATATCATTAGTCTCTTTAACAACGGCTTTGTAGGTAGTAAATGAAGCTACCATAGTGTTTACACTATTATTGATATTATCATTAGCATTTATAATTCTGTTAGACTCTTCTGTAAGCTTCTTTGTAATACCAACTCTTTCAGTTATAGCTTTATTATAATCAGCTAGGTCTTTTTTATCCTCTGTTACATCTAAACCTACAAACTCTCCTACTGCTACTGCGGCTTTGTTCCAAGCTACACCTACTTTATCACCTTGTGTTGCTACATAGTTACCTAACTGTTGATAACCTTTATAAGCTACTTGCATTAATGTAATCATTTGATTAATTGCTTTAATAATAAAACCTATAGATGTTACAGCGAAATTAGCTAAGCTCTTAAACGATTGAGCATAGGCCTGACTTGCTAATACTCCATCTGTACCCATCATATTTGTTAAAACTTTTATAGACTCTTTAGTAGCTCCAAATATATCTTTAGTTAGTGTTCCTGTTATGTTTCCCCAAGCAACATCTAAGTTAGATAATGCTGTATCCATATTATCACTTGCGGCTCCAGTCTCAGCCATTCTATTATTAAGTAAAGCTAGTAAGTTATCTGTATTTTTTACTTCATCTTGTGTAAGTTGTAGAGACTTCATCATCTTACCAAATCCACTATTGGACTTCCAAGTACCATCAGCTAAATCATCTATACCATTAGATAACTCATCTGCTCCTACTCCAAAGTTTGCAGCTGTATTAGTAACCATTTTTAAGATTTGTATTTGGTCTTGTATAGCTACCTTATTTCTATCCATACCTGGTTTCATTAGAGCATATACATCAATCAATTCTGTCATACCCATAGATGTCTCTGCGTTAGCTTTAGTAAGTAAGTCCATAGTCATAGCTGTTTCTCTATTAACAGCACCTAATCTTTCATTAGCCGTTAATTGATTACCTTGTATATCTACATAATCTTTAGATGAATTAATCATAGCGAATAGTTTACCCTCACTATTTTCCATCATTCTGTTAGCTTCCATACCTGATGTAAGTAATTCTTTAAAAGCTGAACTAACTGCATATATACCTATAGCACCAGCTATCATATTCTTTAAAGCATTAGTTGCGTTATTTGCCTGTGTTTGAAGTGAAGTTAATTGAGCATTAGCTGTATTTACTCCTGATACGAGACCAGCTATACTTGCATCTAAAATTATATTTAATTGTCCTATATTTCCATTTTGTGGCATAAATCCCCCTTTATTTAATATTTATATATTATTAAAGAAGGAATGCACTTGTGAGTTTGTTATTTTTTGAGGTTTTTGTTTTTTGTTACTTATCATAAAATCAGAAACTTTAGCATTTTTTGTGTTAGAATTAAGTAATCCTATCATTGCTAGTTGTAGTTCTGTTATGTCTTCTGAAAATGGATGAATACTTATATATTCTTGCCATTCTTGATATTCTTGAAAAGTCATTGTATTTTCTAACTCTTCAACCGTTTTACCTAATTTGAGAGCTAACTTAAAAGTAAACTCTCTGCCTTCTACTTTTTTGGTGTAGACCACTCCGATATTTTATTATTTATTTCCATAATACCCTCAGCTATATCAGAACTCATATCTTGAATTTCTTTTACTGTAAATTTAGGTTCTACTAAACATAAAGAAACAATTAATTGAACACTTTTATTATATGAGTCTATAGATACTTGTCCTTCTTTTGCATTAGCTAAATCTCTATCTTTTAATAGCACAGCTTGAACCTTTGCTTGTTCACCGATTGTTAGTTTTTTAATAGTTACTTTTGTGTTATCCCAAGCCTCAATCTCAATCTCTTTTGTCTCTTTACCGAAGTTTAATAGTTCTAGTTTTGTCATTTTTAATTCCTTGTTTTTAATTTATATTATTTATATAATTCTAAAAACTCGTATCTTCTTAGATAAATTTATCAAATATTTGATATATAATGTTTGAGTTTTTAGAATTAGATAAAAAGTAGAAGAAGTATTAATATCCTCTACTTTTAAATTTATTACGCCGCAGGTGTAATTACTGTTTCACTAGCTACTTCTACCGTAAAATCTATCATAAGACCTTCATCTGTAGGGAAACTTCTACTTACCTTAGATACCTTACCTGTAAATGTATATATAGTACCATTTACTCCAAGACTATCACTTGTTTCAATAGCCATTACAACTGGTGTATTACTATTAAACGCATCTCTAAGACCTTTTTGACCTAGAGTATCACTTTCATCAAGTAAGAGTCCTATATCCATAGCACCTCTACTAATTGAACCAAGTGATTTAGCACTCTCATTTGAACTCATACAAGTATATTCTTTTACACTTCTAGTTTCTTCTAAAGAACCTATTGTTTGAAGACATCCTACTAAGTTACCATCTACTTTTACTGTTATTCCTTGTGTGTCTGTTACATTAATTGCCATTTTTTACTCTCCTATTTTTGTATTTATTTATATATTATTTCTCTCTCATATCAAAAGAAACTATTTGTCTATATAATCCAGTCTCTTCTTCAAAATTATCTCTTGAATTTAAGTTTAATGGATATACACTAAAATCATATAGACTTGTTTTTAGTAGTTCTAATTGTTCTTTTACCTCTATATATGATGTACTATATATATCGATTTGAAAAGTAACTAAGCTAGAACTAACACAACCATCTACACCTTGATTATCTCTATTATTTACTACTGTATAAACCAAAGACGGTTTAATAGCATCTTGTGGCATTAATAGAGGATAAAAGTTACTATTTACATTTGTTTTAATGTGATTAACTAAATCTATTATTATCATTGTCTACTCAACTTTTCTATTTCTTTTTGTATTCTTCTAAAAGCGTAGTCTTGAAACGCCTGTACAGCTAAAACTCTTGAATTTAAAAAAGCAGGTCTCATAAAGGGTTGGGGTGACATCTTAGAAGTTCCAAACTCTATAAACCAACTATAATAAGCTTTTTTTGGATAAATAATAACTTGTTCGTGTCCCTGAGGTATTAATCCTCTTCTTTGAGATTTTACACTTATTGATTTTTTTAGTTTAGATTTATCAACAGGTACATTCTTTTGTATCTCTTTTTTTACAGCTACACCTGCGGCTCTTGTCGCACCTCTAACTACTCGCTTTTGAATAACATTAGGTAGTAAAGATAATCTTCTTCTAATGGCTTCAAATTCAGCTGTCATATTATTACTCATTACCATACTCCTTTGTTAGAATAATTAAATCTCTATTTCTCTCTTCAACATTAAAAATACCATCTATATCATAGTAATTATCTCTATATAAAACTCTATCAGTTTCTTTTAAATCTGCTATATATCTAATAGCTATTGAATGAGTAGATAAAGAATATTTTTCATTAGATGAATACTTTTCTTTTGAAGTTAATTGTTTTACATTAGCTCTTAAAGTATGTAAATTAGTCCAAGTTTTAGTTAGTTCTCCATAAGCATTTTCTACAGTTGTATATCTTTCTATAGAGATAACATTATATAATTGTCCTGCTCTCATAGTATCCAACCTTTATTCATATCTAACAAAAACTTAACACCTATTGGTATGCTTTTCATATTAGAATAATCTTCATTCTCTCTTACTTTGTAGTGACTTCCTATCATTAAAAGTCTAGCTTGTATTATATTGTTTTTATTAGCACTATCTACAGTTGCTTTAACCTCATCATATATTTCAGTTCCATCTAAGATAGGTATTAAACAAGTATCTAAGTAAGTAAAATCTACTTGCTTAACAAATACATCAGATAGATATAATTCAACTTTAGAGGGTTTATATTTTATTTCATAACTTTCAGCTATTATAGAGCTATAAATCTCTTGCGTAATAGGTAGCCTAATATAATCTTCCACCGTTTCTAAAGAAGAGTCCATATAGTGTTGAATTAATACATCATCTAAAATATGTTCAACAACCAAGTGATTTTTAGTAAGGCTTAGAGTTAATGTATCTAAGCCTTTACTTTCTAATATCATTTTCATCTAAAACCTCCTTTTATCCTCTTATACTGCTGTTACGATTTTTACAAAGCTATCATTAGTATTAACAATCTTACCGTCTAGTCTAGCGTGACAATAGAAATTAACCATACCTGAACCCATATTAGTGAAATCATCTCTCATAACTTCTACACTTTGTACATTTCTAATCATATAAGCTTTTGGGTCTCCTATAATACAAGAAACAGAACCGGCCGCAACTGCGTCAAGACTATAATTAACCTCGATAGGATACCCACCAATAGTTGTTTTAATACCATCAGCATTAGTTGAGTTAGCATTAGTTTGTAATAGAAGTCTTCCTGTTGTATCTTTTTCAAGAGACAAATCTTTCATTAAATCATCACTAACATATATAACTGCACCTTTACGAGCTGATGGCTGTAATTCATAAATAGCTGTTAGTATATCAGTACTTGTTACACTAGCACTTGCTACAGAAGTATAAGATTTAGTAGAAGCATCTCCTATGATACCCTCTGGTTTTTTAACACCATCACCGTTTAGTATAGCTGTTTCTATCGTTCTAGCTAATCTAGTAGCAAATGCTTTAGATAGGTAACTTTCAATAGGAAAAAATGAGTCTTTCAATAGCTCTTTAGAAACTTGAATACCTGTTGTAATTTTATAAGCATCCATAGTTATAGAACCTGTACTAAACTCACTAATATCATAATCTCCACCCTCATCAGTCCAAGCTCCAGCGTTAGCTGTATCATTAATAGTTGGGATTTGAACAGAACCATTATCTGCTGTTTGCATTTTAGAAGTAGCATTATATAGAGAACCATATTCAAGAACTTTCTCTTGTAAATCTCTTACAAATACATCAGGAACGATATTAGCACCATTATCAACCAAAGTAGATGCTCTTTGTTCAAATTCTCTTGTAGTATATACACCTGTTACATAGTTTCTAAACTCACTTCTAAGTTCATCTTCTTTATTAGATTGTCTAACTTCCAAAGGTGCTGATTGTTTAAGTGCTACACTTCTAAGTTCATTAATACCTTCAATTTTCATATCAATATCACCAATTTCTGCTTTAAATGTTTTAAGTGTTTCAAGGGCTTGTTCATCCATTGCTTCACCTCTAGTTTCAACTATATTTTTCATAGCGTCCTCTTTTTCTTTTCTTAGTGCCATTAGCTCTTTTATGTTCATTGTTTTATTCCTTATTTTGATTTATATTATTTATATATTTTTTAAAAGCTCTTTAGCTTCAACTAAATTTTGATTAACTTCTTTTTGCATACATTTATTTAAATCTGTACAATTTGTTAGCATTCTTTTAGCTACAGAAGATGATTTATAAGCAGGGAAAGTAACTATACTTATCTCTTTTAAACTTTTAATTTTTCTAATATTTCTAGTATGAGGTGTAGTTCTTACATTCCAATCATCCTTTTCTACATTAAACCCAAAACTCATTGATTTTAAGTCACCTCTTTTTATTAATTCATAGGTATCTCTACCAAGTTGTGTATTGGCTAATTCTGCTCTAAAATATAAACCTTTTTCAGTTACTTGTAAAGTCATCGTTTTAGAGTTAGAAGATGCTAAAATATCATCAGTTTTGTGTTGATAAAGAAGTGCTACATCAGATAAATCTAAATTATCTAATGCTCTCTTATCTATAATCTCTTTAAACCCTCCTAAGTCCTCACTCTCTTTATTAAAAGTTATAGCATATCCACTAATAATCATATCTTTAGTATCCTCACTTCTTAACTCAATATCTATACTTCTTACTTCTATTTCATCCATTTAATATACTCCTTTTATTGTTTTGATGGTGGTGTGATTTTTTCAGCCGTTGGATTAGTATCATCTGTATTTTTAGGTTGAGCTAATGCTTCACCTTTTAAATTCTCTTCTTTAGTTAATTCATCTCCACCTTTAATAGCAGGATAACCAAAGTGTTTTCTAGCTTCGTTAGGTGTTATAATTCCTGTGTTTTTGAGTAAAGATAGTGAGTCTGATTTCTCTTTAGTTGAAGCCATTTTAATACTATCTACTATAAACTCTAATTTACTATCTTGTGTATCTAAAAGTTTTAAACTCATCTCTTGTTCTATAGATTTAAACAAAGGTTGTAATGTATAATTGTTAAATCTTAAACTCTCTACTTCTGCATTATTATAAGTCATTTCAGTACCTAAAAAAGATAAAGGGACTTGAAATATCTCTGCTATTTGTGTTTTATTTAACTTAGCAGAATTAATATAATCCATATCTAAAGGACTTATTCTATTGAGTTGTTTAAACTCCACATTATCAGGTAAAACAGGTATCTTACCTGCATTTTGACTTCCTCCAAACTTAACACCAAAATTATCTTTTAACTCTAATTGTGTTTTTTTATTTAGTACACCTGTAATATTCAAAACACCACTAATTTGAGCAGAGTTATCTACAAATTTAGTTTGGTATTCTTGCATAGCTAAAGAACTATTAAATGTACTAGAATGGGTATGAATTGGATTAACTCCTATTATTCCATTACTACTTATATTCTTAAAATGTAGAATACTATCAGGGAATAATTGAAAAGATTTACCATAGTGGTTAATTTGATAATAGTAAGGATTTTCCTGTTGATTAGTTAGATATACCTGTACTTTCTCACTCTCTACATATAATAATTCATCGTCTAAAATAATTGCATAAGCGTTCCCTTTTAATACTAAATCATAAGCTAGTGAACTCATCCAACCATAAAAAGTTTTATTTTTTTGAGGTTCTTTTAATCTCTTAGAAATTATTGAAGAACTCAAAACTTCTCTATCGTTATCTCTATGTATTAAATCAGTTGATGCTATAGATTGAGCTAATAGTTTAACACAAGCATATACTGCTGAAATACCCTCTACATTAGTGTTATTAGTTATAGATGTACTTCCAAAAATATTATCAACACTTCTTATTTCTTCCATATTTTAATACTCCTTTTTAGAGTTATTTATATAAAATGATAATGGTTATCAATATGATTAGTGGGTTTGTTATACTATGAAAGATGATTATTTAAGAGGTATTATAGTTATTAAGTAGTTTTTTTAATAATGGTTATCAATATGATTAGTAGTTATAATAGAGTTAATTTAGGTTTATATATAGTATAATAGGGAGGAGTATTTGATAATGGTTATTAATTAGAGTTGGAGTAATATTAGTTATGTATAGATTTAGGCTTCGTAGTATAAAGAGATTAATGTATAACCTCATACAGCCTTTATATAGGAGGTAAAAGTAATTGAGTTTTTTAGATGGAGGTTTATAGACAATGTATATCTACCTCCATTATTTTATAGTTTTAGAAAGTCTAAATCTTCTATTGTTTCAGTTTTGAGTTGAATTATTTTTTTAGTATTATTCTCTCTTTTATTTGCATATTTAATAAGTCCAACTACTTTAAATTTTTTATATGACTTTTCAACTGTTTTACTTTTATTAACATTTACATCTTTAGTGATAAAAAACTTTTTAATAATCTTTTTAAACATTTTTACATCTATTTCTTTATGTTTATCAGTTCTAAATCTATCATTTTTACTTTCAATATTATAAGATTTAGTTAAAATTTCTAATTGTTCATTATCATATAAAGTATCAGCTTCTATATTTTCAAATAACCATTTAGTGGCATTATTTCTTTCTTTTAGAATAGATACTTTAATATACTCTTCTAATCTATCAATAGTATTATTTTGTCTTGTCATTCTTTTAATTTGTTCTATAATCTTATCATCAAATATATAAAAAGATATAAAAGTAAACTTATGATACATTTTATCAAGTAAAGCTATATTACACAACTCTTTATTGGTATCTATAAAATCTTTTTTATTGCCTTTTATATCTCTATTTTTAGTATATGCTTCAAAGATTTCTAATATCAAATCTTTATCTGTTATTTCAACTTTAGATATTTCAAATTTATTATCTTCTTTAGTACCGTAACTTTCAAATTCCCAACCATACTTCTCCATATTATCCATAAAAATAGTTCTATATAAATTTTCTTCATTTTTATTATTGTTATAATGTACATCAAACGCTATTGTTAAATTACTAAATTCTAATAAACTATTTTCATTATCCCAAGTACAATAATTCATAAAATCTTGTGTATGTCTATCTTCAAATCTAAATAAACCATTTTTAATACCTTGATTAAAAAGATTAGTTCTACCCAAAAATAAACTTCTATTTTTCTCTACATCCATAAATATAGGTATTATCTTGTTTTCATCTTCTAATTTTAGATGTACATTTAAAACAGGTTCAACTCTTCTACCTCTATTACCTAACTGTTCAGCAGATGCCGAATTAATTTTACCTACTGTATGGGTACAATATAAGTTTTCATTCAATATAGATATACCCTCTTCACCTATATTAGTCATTAATAAAACTTTAATATCTTTATCTACATAGTTATTTTTAAGTAAACCTTGTACTTCTTCATTTAGTTTAGTATCTGCTGTTAATACTAAACATTTAATACCTTTTTTTTCTAAAGTTAAAGCTAACTCTTCTAATCTAGGTTTACTTTTTTGATATATAACTTGTAATCTAGTATTATCTTCTTTATAAGTATCTATAACTAAAGATAGACAACTATTTCTAAGAGTTTTATTTTTTGCTACATATATAAGATTGCATTTTTTAGTGATTTTAAAATCTCTTTTTACTTTAACAATATTATTAATTTCAATTAGAGTGTTATCAAAAGTTCCACTCATTAATATTAGTTTTTTATATTGTTTCTTTTTAAATAAAAGATTATCAATTTCAATCATTACTTTACTTCTATAGTTAAAAGAAGAGTATATATTATGAGCTTCATCAATAAATATATGAGCTTTTTTTAGATTGAAATTATCATCTTGATGTTTAACTAAATCTTTTAACTTATCATAAACACATACTAATATTCTCTTTTTTTCTAACTCTTTTCTATCAAAGTTTCCTTTAAATCCATAAGCATTATCATCACTTGATAAATCATCAACTAAAACTAGAGTTGGGGCTATTAAAATAATATATTCATCACTTTTAATATTGTTAATATAGTCATTTAAAACATAATGAGATTTACCTGAATTTGTAGGAGAGTCTAATAGATTAACTCCATTATCTATAAATAAATCTTTACTTTTAAACTCTTTTAGATTGGATAAATATATACCTTTTTCTAGTGTTATATTTGTTTCTTTGGCTTGTGTATTAAAAGAAATTTTACTCTCTTTCAACTCTGTTGTTGTAAATTTGTTTTTCATTTTGTATTCCTAATTTTTAAATTAGAGATTAAAGAAGAAAGGAGTACCAAACCATTCTTCAAAATCCCTTATAAGAAGTAAATAATTAAAACTTAACTATTTATCTCTAATAAAAGATGTTATCTATACTTATTTATATAATTTTATTTATACTTAATTAGATAGTCTTTTGTTGTTTTATTAACATCTATCAACTTAGCTAACTGTTCTATAACTAAATAGAATGAATTTGATTTAAAAGTAGTATAATCTAAATTATCTATAAAAAATAAATATCCTTCAACTTCTTTATCTAAAAAGTTAGCTAAATCATTTTTTATTTTATTATTAGAAACATCCTCTAATATATTAACTAAATTCTCTAACTGTTTTTCGTGTGCCATTATCATTAATTCATCCATTTTTTTATTCCTATTTTGGTAATATTTTAATTTTAAGAAGATTTATATTAAGAAGAAAGGAGTACCAAACCATTCTTCAAAATCCCTTATAAGAAGTAAATAATTAAAACTTAACTATTTATCTCTAATAAAAGATGTTGCCATATATCATATAAAAGAACTTTAAGAAAACTAACAAAATGTTAATTCTCTGATTTAAAAAGAAAGTTTGGTACTCCTCTTAAAATTCTTATTATTTAATGTCTTTATCTATAACTATTTATATATTTTAAAAAGTTACTTCTTTTTATCTATACCTTATTATACCCAAATTAAAGCTAAATGTAAAGGGTTTTACTTAAAAAAAGCTTAAATAAATGAAATTCTTTTAATTTAATCAAAAACTATCTATAACTATTTATATATATTTATATATTTTTTCGCTAAAAATGGCTTATTTTAGTGAAAAAAGTGAAATTCTTTGAAAATCGTTTCCTTATGATAAGGAAAGATTTAAATTCTTTTTAATAAGCTATTTTTATCCGATTTATTAATTAATATATCTAACTCTATGTTAGTCATCAAAAGAAATTTAACTATATCTAAGTCTATTTTTAAAACAGTATTTACATATCTTAAATAAGTAACTAATTCATTTTCATTCATCATATCTCTATTTGTTTTTATAGACTCTATTTCTAAAAAAGAATTTATTAATTTATTTGTTTTACTATACATTGTTACTCTCCTTGTGTTTTAGTTTTATCTAGTTTAAGTCTAATATGTATAATTTTATTTATATTTTAAAACAAGGAGTGTTTTCATATTAGACTTAAATTAAATAACCTTTTTATATAGTTATTTATATATTTATTTTTAAGCTAAATTAAGAGAAGAAAGTCTAAAAAACTATAATAGAGAAAAAATAAAATAAAGCTAAAAGTGGATTAGAAATAAAATAAAGCTAAAAGTGGTGTTTTTATATAAAGAATAACTAATTAATACTCACTTTTAGCTTTATTAATATAATAGAGAAAAAATAAATATTATGTCGTATAGTTGTTTTTATAGTGTAGTGTAACGAACTATAAAAATAAATGTACACATCTTATAGAGCGTTAGCTCTGTAAGTAATAAAACATATTAAAAGATTATATTTACTATTTAGAAGTCCTCATTTACTAACATAGCTAAAGCTATATTAGAGACATATATTAATTTTATAACAGTTCCGTTACACTACACTATTATAAAAAGAATATACTTTATTTTTTATTTTTTCTCTATTTTATTATTAAGGCTAAAAGTGGTGTTTTTATATAAAGAATAACTAATTAATACTCACTTTTAGCCTTATTTTATTTCTAATCCACTTTTTAGATTATTTTTAATAAAATCCATCTATTCCTACTTTCTTAACCATTTTGCTTATTTTAAATCTTTTAGCCTCTTCAAAACTCATATTTTTAAAATCTAAACCCTGCTGTATAAAAGTAATTAAACCGTGGCAAGTAGAACAAGTAGAAATAAGATTATCTTCTTCTAAAAACAACCTATCTATACTTTCTTTATCTTCTAAATCAAAAGGAATACAATGGTCTACTTGTGTTGCTTCTACTATCTTAGGATAACAATAAGCACATAGAGGATTATTAGAGATATGATATAATCTTAATTTCCTCCATTTTCTATTATTATATATATTCTTTTTAGACATAAAATAATCCTTGTACTTCTTCTTCAACATTATCTAACTTATCTAATAACCCATAGAAAATATTCCCTAAACTTGCTACAGGGTCTATCTTATTTTGTCGAGAAGATTTATCTATTTTTATATTACCATCTTTATCTCTAACTACTACTACATTACTAATAGCCCAATTGAAAATAGCATTATTCTTATAGATTATTTTATGTTGCTGAATATGATTAGACATAAGATTTAGAGGTTCTGATAGAGTTCTAAAGTTTTGATTAACACTAAAAGATTGAGTAAAGTTTAATTCATTTTCTAATCTTTCTTTAATAGCTCTAAACTTATAAGCATCATAGTAAACCTCTACATTTATACCCTCTTCATATCCCTCATCTATAACCTCTTTCATATCCTCATATATTATATTATAATCTATATACTTGCCTTTTGTAGTAGTTAAATAACCTCTATCTATCCAAACTTGTAATGGTGCTTTAAAGTTCTTAGAATTGGCTATAACCTTATCAAAAGGCATATAAGTAAGTGCTTTTATATATAAATCATTTTCTTTAGTTAAATAACCTATTACTAAGCTAGATAAATCCTCACTGACACTTAAATCTGCTCCTATTAAAATACTTTTAATATTAGAATAATCTACTACATAATCATCATTTCTACAGTTCTTCCAATCTTCTATAGATATAAACTCTTCAGAACTATTGACAAACTTATTAACATATTTAGTTAAGTAATTAGCTTTTTTATCATTTCTCTCTATAGCTGTTTCCATTTCTTTTATTAAAAACTCTTCACTAATACTTACACCTAGATTAGGATTAGATTTTTTTAATGTTTCTAATGTATAACTATCGTCTTTTTCATTTGGTTCTGCTAAAAAACAAAAGTAATTTTCATCTTCTAACTCTTCATCTAATATTTTTCTACTATATTCAATTTCTGATACTAAAGGACTAGCTAAGTTAAATCCTGCTGTACTAATAATAATATGTAAAGGTTGTAATCTTGCTCCCATAGAACTAGTACAAACATCCATCAAAGAACTATCTCTCATCGCGTGTGCTTCATCAGAAATTAAAACAGATATATTTAATCCATCTTGTTTTGTAGAGTCACTTCCTAGATTATATAATGTAGTTTCGTCAAGCGATGATGTATATTTATTACCTCTTTTTTTATATATTTTACTTAGCTTTTTATCTGCTTTAATCATACTAACAACTTGATTTAAAGCCAATAGACTTTGGTCTGATTTAGTAGCTATACAAACTAATTCTCCTTTTGCTTCTTGTCTAATTAAAGTATCTGCTAGACTTAAACCTGCCGCGATTAATGTCTTACCGTTTTTTCTACCCATAAAATATAATTGCGTACTAAATCTTCTAATCCAAATACCATTTTTATTTTTTTGTTCCCAACCCATAGAAATTGAAAAAGTAGCTATTTGCCATTTTTCTAATTTAATATTTTGTCCTGCTAAAGTTCCTGTACTATGTTTTAAAGATTCTAAAACAACTATATACATATTTGCCATTTTTTTATTAAATCTATACTTATCTTTATCTAAGTTTTCTAAATCCCTCAAATGCCTTTTAAAAGTTTTTGTATACTGATAATCAGGTTTCTCTTTGATTAACTCCTCACATAGTTTTTTAATATCCATATTTAATCTTCTTTTAAACCATTTTTAATAACACTTAATATGTTATCTTCATCTTCTTCCTCATCTTGAACTATTTTAATCTTAGCTCTTTGAATAGCTGTTACTCCTAAAGTTTTTAAATTAGTTGTGTACATTACATATTGTTTAGAAGATAACGCGTGATATTTTAAAGCTAGTAACTTTTCATCATCATCATCATTATTCATTTCAGCTTCTGCTAAATCCTGATATTTAATATATAACTCATAACTTTTTGCTGTAGAGTCAATTAGGATTATTTCTTCTACTTTTCTATATTCATCTATTTCTTTAAGATAATCTATTATTCCTTTTTTAATACTTTTCCCAACTTCATTTAATTTCATTTTTAATTCCTTGTTTTATTTTATTTATATAATTAGTTAATTTGAAAAGTTTATATTTATATAATAATGGATTATAGTCATTTGAGATTTTTTGAAATATATTTAGATAGTTAAAAATGTTGTGCCGGGGACTTGTACAGATAATTGCCTATTTTTTTTGAATAATTATTGATATATCATCATAAATCTACTTAAAATAAGCTTAAATATATATAAATCAATAGATACTCATATATAGCCTTTAAAAGCATAGAGTAGCCCATTTAATCCAATATATAGCTAAATCAATGGATAGATACCTTAAATCTACTCATAAGCCTTTACAATACCTTTATGATGATTTAAACACCAATTCTTTATAAATCCATTTAAAATCTTTATTAATAGTATCTATAGCTAAACATACTAAAAGCCCTTATATAGCCTATTCTATGCTTTTAAACACTATTCTATCATATAGCTAATATTCATACTCATAACTCTATAATTCACAAAATAATTAATATATAAATAAAATAAAACAAGGAGAGTAACAATGACAAAGGAATATAAAATACAACAAAAGAAGAATAGAACTAAAGAGGGTCTTATTAGAATGGCTTATAGAAACCAAAGAAGTAATAGTAAGAGTAGAGGTATGGATATGCCAAGTTATACAGTAAATGAGTTAATAGAATGGTTTAATAAACAAGATGAGAAGTATGATATGTTATATAACAAATGGGTAGAGAGTGGTTATAGTAAAGCATTAAAGCCTAGTATAGATAGAATAGATAATGATATTAGCTACACATTAAGTAACATAAGACTAATGGATTGGAAAGAGAACCAATATTTGGGTAACATTAAAACAGTTCATCAGTACACTTTAGATAATGAGTTAATAGCTACTTACCCATCTATGCTAAAAGCTTCTATAGAGACTAACATAGATAAGACTGCTATATCTAACTGTGCTAATAATAGATTAGCTAAAGCAGGTGGATACATTTGGAGTAAGATACTTATATAACTAATAGTCTCTAATATCATAATCAGTATTAGTACATTGATAGTGTGCCTTATCTTTACCCCATAAATCATAACCACTATCAACACCAAGATTAAATTCGTCAGAAACTTCTTTCATAACATTTAT